CAGATAAGCGAAAAGTGATTGCTGATGTTTTCCAAAACCATTTTGAAGATAATTCAAAATTTAAGAAAGCATGGCAACAAGCAAAAGAAACATATAAAGATATGCGTTCTATTGCAAAAACTAAAATTGATGTTTTAGTTAGAACACATCAACCACAAGAAGATGTTGATACAATTAGAAGTATGATTAGTAAGTATGGTCAAAGTGGTGGCGACCTTTATCACGATAATTGTTTCTATGTTCAAACTGATACACCAAAAATAGAGGAAGATTATCATGGTGAT